ATGCCGGAAAAATGCCGCCTTCTGAGGTGCGCATCGCGTTGATCGGCGCGACGCTGGCAGATGCGCGGGCGGTGATGGTCGAAGGTGAATCGGGACTACTTGCCACCGCGCCGCCCGACCAGCCGCTGCGCTTCGAACCTTCGCTGCGCCGCGTACTCTGGCCCAACGGTGCGCAGGCGTTGCTGTATTCGGCCGAGGAGCCCGAGACCTTGCGCGGGCCGCAGTTTCACTATGCCTGGGGCGACGAGGCGGCGCGCTGGAGCTATGGCGCGACGACGCTCGCCAATTTGCGGATGGGGCTGCGGCTCGGTGAAAAGCCGCGGCTGCTGCTGACCACGACGCCCAAGCCGTTGCCGTGGCTCAAGGCACTTATTGCTGATGCGGCGTGCAGCGTCGCGCGCGGCCGGACGTTCGACAATGAAGGCAATCTGCCGCGCGCGTTCATCAGGGCGGTGCTGCGCGACTATGGCGGCACGCGGCTGGGGCGCCAGGAACTTGACGGCGAGCTGATCGAGGAAGTCGAAGGCGCGCTGTGGACGCGCGCGACGTTCGAAGACCAGCGCGTGCGAACCGCGCCGGCGCTGGTGCGCGTGGTGGTCGCGGTCGATCCGCCGGCGTCAAGCGGCCCGAGCGCCGATGCCTGCGGCATCGTCGCGGTCGGGTTGGGCGCCGACGGCCGCGCCTATGTGCTCGGCGATTGCTCGGTGCAGGGCGCATCGCCCGACAATTGGGCGCGCGCCGTGGTCGCCGCCGCCGATACCTATGGGGCCGACAAGGTGGTCGTCGAAGTCAACAACGGTGGCGACATGGTGGTGCAAGTGCTGCGCGCAGTTGATGCGGGGATCCCCGTCAAGCCAGTCCACGCCGCGCGCGGCAAGGTCGCGCGCGCCGAGCCGGTCGCCAGCCTGTATGCGGCGGGCAAGGTCAGCCATGTCGGGGTGCTGCCGACGCTGGAGGACGAGCTGTGCGGGATGGTCGTCGGCGGCAGCTACGCCGGGCCGGGACGTTCACCCGACCGCGCCGATGCGGCGGTGTGGGCGCTGACGGAGTTGATGCTGCAGGGCCGCAGCGCCGGACCGCGGGTGCGGTCGGTTTAGAATCAAGAGCCTCTGGCGGGCAGGCGTGACGCCTGCACCCGATTGAAGCGCAACAAACAAATGGGTGCAGGCCTCAGGCCTGCCCGCCGGAGGCCCTTCAGGCCTTCGCAACTTGGAGAACGCCATGAAATTCGAATGGTTCGGACGCAAGTCGCGTCCGGTGCAGACACGTGCGCCCGCTGCCTGGCTGTCGGGCTGGACATCGAGCGAGGCGCCGCGCGGTTATGAATCACTGGTTCGCGCAGCCTATCTGGCGAATCCGATTGCCCAGCGCGCGGTGCGGATCGTGGCGGAGGGTGCCGCGGGCGCGCCGGTGCTGGCCACTCCGGCGGGGCATCCGGCGCTCAAGCTGCTCGGCGGCGGCACCAGCGGCGACAGCCGGACCGGGCCGGCGCTGGTCGAAACCATTGCGGCGAATTTGTTGCTGCACGGCAATGCCTATGTCGAGGTCGGTTTGGGCCCCGACGGCATGCCGGCGGCGCTTTACGCACTGCGTCCCGAACGCATTACTGTGGAGGCCGATAGCGCCGGCTGGCCAGTTGGTTTCCTGTACCGGGCTGGTGACAGCATTACGCGCTATCCGGCGATGACGGTGGGTGAGCGTGCCGGACTGCTGCATATCCGCAGCTTCCACCCGCTCGATGATCACTATGGGCTGGGTTGCCTGGGGGCGGCGGCGGGTGCGGTCGACACGCACAACGCCGCGAGCCGCTGGAACAAGGCGCTGCTCGACAATGCGGCGCGGCCTTCGGGCGCACTGGTCTACGCGCCGGGTGATGGTTCGACGCTGTCGCCCGAGGGCTTCGACCGCCTGAAAGCCGAGATGGAGGCGGGCTACGCCGGTGCGGCCAATGCCGGGCGGCCGATGCTGCTCGAAGGCGGGCTGAGTTGGCAGGCGATGAGCTTGACGCCGGCCGAGATGGACTTCGGTCGGGCCCGCGATACCGCCAGCCGCGAAATTGCGCTGGCTTTCGGTGTGCCGCCGATGCTGCTCGGGCTGCCGGGCGACAACAGCTATGCCAATTATGCCGAGGCCAATGTCGCGCTGTGGCGCCTGACGCTGCTGCCGCTGACCGCGCGGATCCTGACCGCCATTGCAGAGCACCTGCACGACTGGTGGCCGGGGCTCGAACTGCGGATCGACCGCGACGCCATTCCGGCGCTGTCGGTCGATCGTGAACGGTTGTGGGCGCAAGTCGCCGCCGCGAACTTCCTGTCCGACGATGAAAAGCGCGGCCTGCTCGGGCTCGGCAGCCTCAACCACGGTGCCGCATGATGAGCGACACGCTCAAACGCCGTGGCCGCGTCACGCCGATGCTGTCTGGCCTGCTCGCGCAGGCCGAGGGTGAGGGTGCCGATCTGGTGACACTGCGTGCCCTCATCGAAGAAGCCAGCGAACTCGGCGCCACCCGTGCACTGGCCGCCATCGGGTTGCACGACGTCGGTGCCGGGCCCGATATCATCGAGCTGCGCCAGCTCGTCCAGGGCTGGCGCGACGCCAAGCGTACCGCGGTGCATACCATCGCGGTGTGGCTGGGGCGTGCCATCGTGGCGCTGCTGTTGATCGGGCTGGCGGTGAAGACCGGCTATATGCGGATCTAAGGGCCTCCGGCGGGCAGGGGTGACCCCTGCACCCAATTATTGCGCCGGTGACCAATTCCCGGCGTTCGCTTCTGATGCACAGGCCAAACTAATGGGTGCAGGCCTCGAGCCTGCCCGCCGGAGGCTCTTCAAAACCAATCTGGCTCCCCGAGCCGAAAGGACACCCATGACCAATGTGACGCGGCTGGCAGGCTATGCCAGCGTTTTCGGCGTGCCCGACAATGGTGGCGACGTTGTTATCGCCGGTGCGTTCACGCGCGCAGTAGCGAGCGGCACTCCCATCCCGCTATTGTGGCAGCACGAAGCCAACGAACCAATCGGGTATATCGAAAAGCTGTCCGAGGACGCGCGCGGCTTGCGCGTCATTGCCAGTGTGGTCGGCGACAGCGTGCGCGGCGGCGATGCGGTGGCATTGCTGCGTGCCGGTGCGCTGACCGGCCTGTCCTTTGGCTACCGCGTCCGCGCCAGTCGCCCCGACCGGGTGCGCGGCGTGCGTGAGCTGACCGATCTCGACCTTCTGGAAGTGTCGCTGGTGACCTTCCCGATGCAGCCGCTGGCGCGTGTCGTCGCGCTCGCGGCCGCCAGCCAACCCACCAGCTGAGTTTTCCAACCGAGTTACCCCCCCCAGGAGAGACTGACCATGACCTATGAAAACCCCCGGGTTTACGAAACCAAGACCGACGCGCTTGAGGCGAGCTTCGAGACCGTGGCGGTGCAGGGCGCCGATCTGGCCCCCGAAGTTGCGGCGCTGCGCAGCGAAGTCATGCGGCTCAATTCCCGCATGGCGACGCGTCCGGCGCTGTCCGGCGCCAAGGCCGATGCCGACCCGGCACGTGCGGCGTTTGCCGAACGCTATCTGCGCAAAGGTCTCGAATCGGGCGCCGAAATCAAGTCGCTGACCATCGGCAGCGATGCCGGCGGCGGCTATGCGGTGCCGCGCGAAATCGACGCGCTGATCGACGTGACCTTGAAGGCGGTGTCGCCGATCCGCTCGATCGCCTCGGTGGTCAGCATCGGCAGCGCCAATTACCGCAAGCTCATCGCCGTTGGCGGTGTTGCCAGCGGCTGGGTCGCCGAAACCGCCGGCCGCCCCGAAACCGGCACCGAGACGTTTGTCGAGGTCGCGCCGCCGATGGGCGAGCTCTACGCCAACCCGGCGGCAAGCCAGGCGATGCTCGACGACGCGATGTTCGATGTCGAAGGCTGGCTGGCGGGCGAAATCGGCGCCGAGTTCGCGCGAGCCGAAGGCAGCGCCTTTGTCAGCGGCACCGGCATCGGCCGGCCCAGGGGTTTTCTCGCCTACGCCACCGCCGCCACCGACGATACGACGCGCCCGTTTGGCACGTTGCAGTATGTCGCTTCGGGTGCAGCGGGTGCGTTCGCGGCCGCGAGCCCGCAGGACAAGCTCATCGACCTCGTCCATGCACTGCGCGCGCCGTACCGCCAGGGTGCGAGTTGGGTGATGAACGCCTCGACGCTCGCCAAGGTCCGCAAGATGAAGGACGGCCAGGGCCAGTTCCTGTGGGCGCCGTCGCTGTCGGCCGACACGCCGGCGACGCTGCTCGGCTATCCGGTGATCGAGGCGGAAGCGATGCCCGATGTCGGTGTCGATAGCCTGTCGATTGCGTTCGGCAACTTCAAGGCGGGCTATCTGATCGCCGAGCGTTCGAACACCGCGGTGCTGCGCGATCCGTATTCGAACAAGCCGTTCGTGCACTTCTACGCGACGCGGCGGGTTGGCGGTGCGGTGGTCAATTCGGAAGCCATCAAGCTGATGAAGTTCGCAGTGTCGTAACCGGGCGGGTTCGATACTGACGAAGCGCCGCGCAGTTTCCCCCGGCTGCGCGGCGCCACTTTTCGCCCACCCACATTAGGAATTCGCGCATGACGATTCTGACCGCCAGTATCGAAGCTAATGGCTGGGTATTGGCCCTGACGCTCAATGCCAGCCTCGGCAGCTTCACCAGCTACGAACTCGACCCGGACGGCATGCCCCGTTTGACGTTGAGCAGCACGCATGCGGGCTATTCGCCCGTTGGCGGTGTTGCTGCGGCCGATGTCAAGACGCGGAACCTGGTTGGCACAAAGCCACTGCGCAAGCCGGCGCAGGTCATCGGCAATACGCTGCAACCAGCGGTCATCGACGAAACCGACCTCGGCGGCGGCCAGATTGCTGTTCGGATCGCCTTGTCGCAGTTTGTCTATGCAAGCGATTTGGCACCGATACTGTTGGTGCTGGCCGACTGGCGCACCGGCGAGGGGGCCGCGACGATTGCCGTGACCAACGGTTCGACGGTCGTGGCGCCGGTGCCGATCTTTCGCTGGCTCGACGTGCCGTATCAGCGCAACATCAATGGCCAGATCACGCTGACGCTGATGGCATTTTCGCACCATCCGTCGGGCGTCGCGCCGGTCGCGGCGGTCAAATTCACTGTCACCGACGGCACCAACGTCAAGACCGGCTGGGCAACGGCACTGAGCAGTTCGACAACCTATGGCGACAACACGCGCGCCTATGCGGTTACTATCGACGTCACTGGCGCCCCGGCGCTGACCGCCGGGCTGTTGCGCTGCGATGCCGAAGTCTATCCGTGGATCGGCGCGATGCGCCCTACCGACATTGCCGGCACCAAATCGATGGCCGCACTTGGCACGGAAGCCTTCAAGACGCCGGCGGCGACGCCATTCACGGTCGCCTATGATCCAGCGGGCACACGCTACGGCGGCTTTGTCGCGATCGATCCGGCCGGATCGGGCAGCGCATCAGCGGTGACGGTCGGCACGACCTGGGCGGCGGCGAAAGCGGGCACGCCTGCCGCGACGCTCGCCGTGGCGGTGCAGGCAGGCTATCTGGCGAACCGCAGCCTCCCCGCCGCCAACGGCCAGACCGCCAAAGCGCGTTCGGTCGATGGCATGAGTTTTGGATTTGTTGCGGGCACCCATGCCGCGCCGGGTAACACGTCGGTCACGTCGGGCATTACCGCCGATGAATGTTGGCCGAACCTGATAGGTGATCCTGACGACGTTGATCCTCGCGCCAACTGCATCCTGCAAACCGGATCAAGTTCGATCGCGCCGCGCATTTCGCGCTGGCGCATCGCCAATATGACGCTGGCGGTCGGTGGCACTTCGCTAGTGCTCAGCGCGCCGACCTATTGGTGGTACGACAATGCGGAAATCCGCGGCAAGGCGGGGTTTGAAGCCGCGACAACGGGCATCACCTCAGTGACTCCGGCGGCGGGCTTTGCCAGCCTGTTCGCGACGCGCAGCCGGTTGTGGAAATACGGTCAGTCAGCGGGGTGGAAGTATAATGGTTCGGGGACGCGGCCTTTGCTCATCCGCGGCTGCGAGACGACGCGCCGTATGGAGGCGGCGTGCATCGTCTCGAACCGCTGGATCGAACACCTTGATCCGGGGGTGACTGCCGCCACCGCTGACCAATGCACGGCAGCGTGGAATAGTGGTAGCCCGATCGGCGATATCGGTCCGGTCGAGGACTTTATCGTCGCCGGTAATGATCTTCGGTCGTCGAATCACAAGGCCTGGGCTGCGGGGCAGGCGACGGCCGCAGCGGCAGGTACCAGCCTAATCAGCATCCGCCGCAACGTTTTCGCCGGCAATCTGGTCGAGCGCAAGACCGCGACCACCGGCTACAATTTCTGGGCCGCGGGCGAGAATGAAACGCTCGAGATTTCGTACAGCATCATCGAAGGCAACACGACCGTCGGCGATCGCAACAACTTCGGTTACAACGACCCCAACGTCACGACGCTTGCCGACACCAACACCAAGAATAACCTCGCCTATGTCAATCGTCAGGCGAACAACGCGCACGACTGGGCGCCCATCAAGACCGACGATTTCAACGACCCGGAATCGAGCGGTTTGCGCGGCGGCACGCACGGCTACCGGCCGCAATGCACAGGTACCTGGTCAGTGCTCTATGGCGTCGGTTTCGATGGCAATTACGACTTCGGCCGCCACCCCGGTGCGACAAATTTCCGCTTTGAATATTTTGGCACCAATTCGGTTCAGACCATCGGCGGCAATCCCGGCTATACTGCCGACAATTCAGTGTACGGCACCGCGACCGGGCAGGGCAATTACCAGCCCGCGAGCGGCTCGCCGCTGATGGCGCGCGGCCGCAGCGCCAACATCGATCGCGACATATTCGGTGCAGTCCGCGCTGTGCCGTTCGCGGCCGGCGCGGTCGAATATGACAATGGCGTGGCGCTGGCGCCAACTGGGGCGCGCCACCTGTCGGGTGTGGGCGCAACCACTGTCGGCTGGGATGCGATGCTTCTTGCAGATTCGGCGCGCAGTGTCGGCAGTGCCCTGGATGCCGTTGTCGCATGGTTCGGCGCGCTGGCGCCCGACACGGCGACGGCGACGATGACAACCAGCGCAGCCGGACTTGCCTGGTCGGCAGTGCTCGCGCCCGATTTTTCATTGCTGTCGACCGGCGGTACGGCACCCGCGCTGGCCGAACTATGGGCACTCGCCCCTGACAGCGCGCTGCATGCCGTCACCGACACCGGCGTTGTGCCGATCCCCGAATCCGTTGCTGCACTTATCCGCACGCTGTTGGTCAGCGGCGAATTGCGCATCGTCCACGTCCCCGCGTCCTGATTAGATTTCTCGGGCGCGGGCCGCACCTTTACCCCCAAGCAGGAGACCAAAATGAGCAAATTTGCCAACAACGACGTGATCGACGGCACACTGACCGTCGTCGCCACCGCAACGCGCATGGTCGCGGTCAGCGGCCAGCCTGCGAACTATGCCGCCGCTGATGCCGGCAAGCTGGCGGAAGTGACGCTGAGCGGCGGCGACTTCACGCTGGCGGCTGGCGACATTTCGGGCCGCAAGGTCACTGTCGCTGCCAAGAACGGGCTGAGCGTCATTGCCGCGGGCACCGCCGACCATGTCGCGCTGCTCGATCCGACGCTGTCGAAGCTGCTTTATGTCACCACCTGTCCGGCGCAGGCGCTGGTCGACGGCGGCACTGTCAGCATCGCCAGCTGGGCGGTCGAAGTCGGCGCACCAAGCTGAGGACCGTGGTGCCGGCGCGCCCGTGTGGCGCGCCGGCACCTGCCTTTCCGGGTGCTGTGCCCGGTCCTTTCAATTCCGGGAGAACCACATTGGGGATTTTTCTTAAGGATCCCGCCGCCAGTCTCGACTATTCGGTCGATTGGGCGGCGGGCTATCTCGATGGCCAGACCATCACGACGAGCGACTGGTCGGTGCAGCCTGCCGAAGCCGGTGGCATATCATTGGCCGCAACGATTACGTCACCAACGCGGGCCAGCGTGACGCTGGCCGGCGGCATTCCCGGCCATGTCTACCGGATCAGCAATTTCGTCACCTTGTCGGATGCCCGCGCGGACGAGCGCCAGCTGACGGTGCGTGTGGAGCAACGATGATGGCGACACAAATCGCGCCGATGGCCGACGCGCCGGTCAACCTCGACGAGGTCAAGGGGTTCTTGCGCATCGATGACAACAGCGAGGACGCGCTGCTCGCGGCGCTGGTGCGCAGTGCCAGCGAACTCGCCGAAGCTTTTACCGGGCAAAAACTCATCGCGCGCGCGTTCATCGAGCGCGTCGCTGCAGTTTCGACCTGGACGCGACTGTCCGCGACTCCGGTGGTGTCGATCGACGCTGTCGAGGTGGCTGGCAGCGCGCTGCCGGTGGCGGGCTATGAAATTGACATCGACGCCAGTGGCGACGGCTGGGTCCGCATTGTCGCCCCCGCCGATCGCCACGTCAGCGTGCTCTGCCACGCCGGCATGGCAGCCGATTGGAACGGTGTTCCCGAGGCGCTGCGGCTTGGCATCATCCGACTGGTCGCGCACCTCTACACGCATCGCGACCGCGACGACGTTGGCGGCGTGCCGACCGCGGTGGTGGCGCTGTGGCGCCCGTGGCGACGGATGCGGCTTTAGCAGCAAATCCATGGGTGCAGGGGTCACCCCTGCCCGCCGGAGGCCCTGTGCCTCGCTACCTGTCAGGAGGGCCAAAATGGCCGAAGAATTCATCGGCCGCCTGCGCGAGCAGGTGGTGATCGAGCGCGCCGTGCTCGTACCCGATGCGAGCGGCAATGCTGCCATCAACTGGGTGCTGCGTGCCGCCGCGCGGGCCGCGCTGGTGCCGATCGAACGGCCGGCGCCGCTGGTTGGCGAGGCGCGCGTGCGGCGGCCGGCATACCGCGTGACGATGCGAAGCGTTACCGGGCTGGCGTTCAGCGACCGGCTGCTCTGGCACGGCGGCAGCTACCGCATCGAACAGTTCGGCAGCGACCCACGCGCGCCGGGGCAGATGACGCTGGTCATCGAGGAGATTGGCGCATGAATATCGATAATCTGGTGCGGCAAATGTCGGCGCGCGGCGCTGCGGCAGCCGAGGTCGCGGTGGCCAAGTTGGCAGCGGCGCTGGTGATGGTTGCCGAGGCGGAACTGCCCGGCATTTCAGCGACGCGCGACGATGCCGGCGTGCAGTTGCAGGCGCCCGGGCTGCGGGCGCGGGCGCTGGGGACGCGACGGCAACCGCCTGACCAGCGGCTTCGCGGCATGCTGTCGCTGTTTCGCAGCCTGCAGGTGCCGCGATGAGCGGCGCCAGCCTGGCGGTGCAGAACGCGCTGGTTGCGGCGCTGCAGGCGGATGCGGTGCTAACCGTTGCGGTCAGTGGCATTTACGATTCGGTGCCGGTCGATGCGGCGCTGCCCTATGTCACGCTCGGCGGTGACATTGCCAGCGATGCCGGCAGCAAGACCGGCAGCGGCCGCGAACACCGCGTGATGATCAGCGTCTGGGACGAGGAGCCCGGCGTGGCGCGCGCCAAGCTGCTGCTGGCGCGCGTCGAGGCGGTGGTGCCGCTGGTGGGTGGCGTGCACGACGGCCATCACATCGTCAGTGCATTGTTTTTACGCAGTTTTGTCACGCGGAATCCCGATGGCGCGACACAGGGCGTTGCCGAGTTCCGCATTCGCAGTCAACAAATTGAGGGAAATTGAAATGGCCATCGAAAAGGGTAGCGCATTCCTGCTCAAGGTTGGCGACGGTGCCGACCCGATCGTCTACACGACCATCGCCGGGCTGCGCACGACGCAGATGTCGATCAACGCCGAAACCGTTGTGGTTACCAACAAGGGCTCGGGCGGCTGGCGCGAGCTGCTGTCGGGGGCTGGCGTGCGGTCGGTGTCACTGTCGGGTGCCGGGGTGTTCAGCGGCACCGTGGCGGAGGCGCGCATCAAGGCGAGTGCGCTTGCCGGGACACTCGACGACTATGAAGTCAGCTTCGAAAGCGGCGAGCGGTTGCGCGGGCGGTTTTTGCTGACGCGCCTCGACTATGCCGGCGATTTCAATGGCGAGCGTTCGTACACGCTGGCGCTCGAATCCTCGGGCCTGGTTGACGTCGCTTGAGCGCCAACGCCTATCGCGGCGAAGCGTCGCTGGACGTCGGCGGGCAGGCGCTGGTGCTGCGTCCCAGCTTCACGGCGCTGGTCGCCGCCGAGGCCGAGTTGGGGCCGCTGTTCACGCTTGTCGAACGCGCTGCAGCGGGCGAGCTCAGGCTGGCCGAAATGGTGTCGCTGTTCTGGCATTGCATCGACGCACGCCCCGACGGGCTGAGCCGTGAACGACTGGGCGATGCGCTGGTCGAGCTTGGGCTCGCCACCGTGACACCGGCGCTGCGCGTGCTGCTGGGACAGGTGCTGCAGGGCCGATGAGCCAAGACCCTGACGTGGCCGAGCGCTTCGGCGCTGCCGCGCTGCGCGCCGCGCATCTGGCGACAGCCATGCTGGGCTGGGCGCCGGCGCAATTCTGGGCCGCGACCCCGGCCGAACTGCGCACGGCGCTCGGGCTCGATGTGGCGCCGCAGGCGGTGCTCGACCGCGCCGCGCTCGCCCGATTGATGGAGGCATTTCCCGATGGATGAACTTGATACGTTGGTGGTGCGCGTGCGCGCCGATACCGCAAGCTTTGCGCGCGACGTCGGCGATATTCGCGGCCAGCTCGAAGGGCCGTTGGCGGGAGGCGTCGACAGTGCCGGGCGCGCGATTGAATCGGCGCTGGCGCGCGCCGCACGCACCGGCAAGATCGGCTTTGAAGATCTCCGCAAGGTGGCGCTGGCGACGCTGGGCGACATTGCCTCGCAAGCTGTGCGCAGCAATTTGTCGAGCCTGTTCGGCGGCGGCGGCGGCAGCGGTGGCGGCGGCTTGCTGTCGTCGCTCGGCGGCGCGGTGGCGGGGTTGCTAGGCTTGCCAGGGCGCGCGACGGGCGGGCCGGTCACCGGCGGGCGCGCCTATATGGTCGGCGAGCGCGGGCCGGAGATGTTCGTGCCGACCGCCAGCGGGCAGATTGTGGCGGGTGGCGGCGGCCGCGGCGCGGTCAATGTGACGGTCAATGTTGCAGCACCGCGCGACGCCGGACCGGCGTTCATGGCGCGCACTGGCGCCCAGGTGGCGCGCGCGGTGCGCGGTGCGCTCGACCGGGCCGAACGCTGATGGCGTATTGGCTGGCGAGCGACGCCGATTGCCTGCGTCACGACTGGATCAAGCGCTTCGACCCGCGTTTCTGGAGCGTCAATTTTCCGCGGCCGATGATGGCGGCGCTGACAACGCCGTCGCCCGATGCGCTGCGCGTCGATCTGGCATTCCTGAAGTCGAACGATCTCGCGGGGCTGATCTGGGAATCCGACGACCGCTTCGATCACCCGTTGCTGCGCTACAAGACCGCGCGCGATTATCGCGGCACGCAGCTGAGTTTCCGCTGGCAGGCCGACGCCGGCGTGATGGCGCTCGATGCGGTCAATGGCCCGGTGCTGACAATCGAGGGCCGCGATACCTTGGGCAACGCGCGCGCCTGGTATGTCCGGCTTTGGAACTATGCGACGGGCACGCCGGCCGACGCGCAAATCCACCTCGATTTCGACACGCTGGCGGGCGGCTTCCTGCACCCGTCCGAAGCCGATCCGGTGTGGGCGGGCGACATCGACCGGCTGTTCATTTCGCTGGTGCCGGCGGCGTTTGACGGAGTCGATGCGCCGTTGGGCTTGGGTGTCGCGGCGGTCGTCACCGTATCTGATATTCGCGCCGAAGGTGCCACTTCGACGCTGGCGATCGGCGATACGTTCGTGCCGCAGCACGGCGTACGCATCGCCAGCGGCTATGACGACAGCTACCATTTGACCCCGGCGCGACTGCTGCGCGGCATGGTGCAGACCGGCTACACCGATATCATCAACCACTATGTCGGGATGAGCCATTTTCCGGCACTGATCTGGGACGCTGGCGAGGCGCGGTTCGTCGTCGATCCGGCGGTGCCGGTGAACGCTGCCGCACGGGCCTGGCATGCAGAGTTTGCCGCGCGCGCGCACGACGCAGGGTTTGCACTGATCATCTCGCTGTCGTTCGAGTTGCTCGACCAGATTGCCCCGACGGATTGGAAACAGCGCGACGCGGCGGGCAATCCGGCGCTGACCGGCTGGTCGCCGCCTTCGACTTTGCTGTCGCCCGCCAATGCGTCGGCGATGGCGTATCTTGCTGATGTGGCCCGCGACTTTGTCGCGGTCACCGTCGCGGCAGGGCAGGCGCCGCGCTTTCAGATCGGCGAGCCGTGGTGGTGGGTCGGCATCAATGATGCGCCTTGCTTTTACGACGCCGCTACGGTGGCGGCCTATGCGACCGAAACCGGCCTGCCGGTGCCGCCCGCCACAACCGATGTCCGCACCACGCCGAGCGCGGCGCAGCGCGACTATCTCGATTGGCTGGGCCTGCAACTCGGGCGCGCGACGCTGGCGCTGCGCGATGCGGTGCGGGCTGCGGCGCCCGGCATGCAGGCACTGCTGCTGTTCTATGCGCCGCAGTTGCTGCGCACCGATGCGCCCGACTTGCGCCGCGCCAATCTGCCCGGTGCCTGGGCTTGGCCGGCGTGGGATGTGCTGCAGCTCGAAGACTATGACTTCGTGACGCGCGGCGATTTCGGCGGGCAGAAGGCGGCCCGTGCGGCGGTGGCGGATCTCGGCTATCCGCTTGACCAGCAACATTATTTTTCAGGCTTCGTGGCGGCGGCCGAAGACCGGACGCAATGGGCGGCGATCGATGCGGCGCTTGTTGCGGCGCGCGCGCGCGGCGTGGCCGAGCGCTTTGTCTGGGCCTGGCCGCAAGTGGCGCGCGACGGCTTTACCACATTCGAACTTGCGGGAGACGAGACCATGCCGGCGTTCCATGACGTGCAATTTCCGCTCGAACTCGGCTACGGCGCCGCCGGCGGCCCGCAGTTTTCGACGCAGGTCGCGGTCACCTCGTCGGGGTTTGAACAGCGCAACAGCAGCTGGGCCGATGCCCGGCTGCACTATGACGCCGGGGTCGGGGTACGGTCGGAGGCCGATCTGGCGGCGCTGATCCGCTTCTTCCGGGCGCGGCGCGGGCAGGCGCATGGATTTCGGTTTCGCGACCCGCTCGACCACAGCTCGCGTAACGACGGCCTGGCGCCGTCGCCGGTCGACCAGCAAATCGGCGTTGGTGACGGGGTGCGAACGCGATTCGAACTGACCAAGATCTATGGCGACGAGAATGCACAGCTGCGGCGCATTTCGCGGCCCGCGCCGGGCAGCGTGCGCGTTGCACTGGCGGGCGTCGAGCGGCTGACCGGGTGGATCGTCGATGCTGCCGGGGCTGTCGATTTCGATAGCGCGCCGGCGCCCGGTGCTGCGGTGTCGGCCGGCTTCCTGTTCGATGTGCCGGTGCGTTTTGCCGAAGACCGCATCGATGTTTCGCTGGCCGGCTACCAGACGGGTGATTTGCCGTCGGTGCCGCTTGTCGAAATCCGGGAGGCCTGAGGCGATGAGCGATTTTGCCACCGCCCAGCTCGGTCCGGCGCTGACCAGGCTGGCGCTCTGCTGGCGCGTCGTGCGCGGCGACGGTGTCGCGCTGGGCTTCACCACGCATGACGCGGCGCTCAACATCGACGGGCTGAGCTACGCCTCGGCACCGGGCATGGCGCCGTCGGCGATCATGGTATCGGACGGGCTCGATGTCGACACGATGGAGGTCGACGGCGCGCTGTCGGCCGACGCCATCACTGCCGCCGATCTGGCGGCCGGATGCTATGATGCCGCCGTCGTGCAGATCTTCATGGTCGACTGGAGCAACCTCGCGGCCGGACGGTTCCACCTGGCGCGCGGCCGGCTTGGCGAGGTGACACGGCGCCTGAGCGGCGGCGGCGGCAGCTTCACCGCGGCATTGCGCGGCCCGACTGCGGATTTCGAAGCGACCGCGATCGAAACCTATACGCCCGAATGCCGCGCCGAGTTGGGGGATGCCCGCTGCCGCGTTGATCTGGCGCAGCGGCAGCGGCTGGCACGGGTGACAGGCGTGATCGACAGGCAGACGTTTGAACTCGATGGCGGTGCGGTTGATGACTTCGCCAACGGCCGATTGCGCACGCTTGCCGGCGGCAACGCCGGCATTGACGTACGCATTGCCGCCGCGTCGGGCACAACAGTAGAATTTTTCGAGCCACTGCCGTTTGCGTTGTCCGTCGGCACGCGCGTCGAAATCCGCGAGGGTTGCGACAAGAGCTTTGCGACCTGCAGCGCGCGCTTCGCCAATGCCGCCAACTTCCGCGGCGAACCGCATGTGCCCGGCGGCGATGTGCTGACCAGGTTCCCGGGCATATGACGACGGGAACGCGCGCGCACCCGCAGTCGCAGGCGATCGTTGCAGCGGTGCGGGCCTGCATCGGTACGCGCTTCCGCAGCCAGGGGCGGGTGCCGGGGCTGGCGCTGGATTGCGTCGGGGTGGCGCTGGTTGCAGCACAGGCGGCGGGGCTGGTGCTGGCGAATTTGCCGCTTTATCAACTGGGTGGCGACAATGAAGCGCTGATCGACACGCTACTGGCCCGCGCGGGGTTGCAGCGCGTGACGGCTCCGGCGGCGGGCGATGTCTGGCTGTTCGCGCCGGCGCCGGGGCAGCGCCATCTCGCCGTGCAGGTCGACAACATGCCACGCGGCAGCCGTGCCGATACGCAGTTCGTTCATGCTCATGCCGGTGTTGGACGCGTCGTCGAGTCGCCCGCCGATCCTGCCTGGGCCCTGCTCGGCAGCTACCGATTTCCAGAGAGGTGCTGAACGATGGCTACGCTTGTATTGACCGCGGTCGGAACGGCCGTTGCCGGTCCGCTCGGCGGGCTTGTCGGCTCGTTCCTCGGCGCTTCGCTCGACCGTGTCATATTTGGCAGCGGCCGCCAGCAATCGTCGCGCAGTGGCAACCTTGCGGTGCAAAGCTCGGCTTACGGCGAGCCGATACCGCGTATCTACGGCCGGATGCGCGTTGCCGGCAATCTGATCTGGTCGCCGGGCATTCGCGAATCGCAGGCGCGCAGCGGCGGCGGCAAGCAGCGTGCGGGCACCGGCTACACCTATTCGGCGTCGTTTGCGGTGGCGCTGGCCGCACGGCACGTCGGCGCGATCGCGCGCATATGGGCTGACGGGAAATTGTTGCGCAACAGTGGCGGAAGTTTCGTGGTTGCGACCACGATGCGATTCTATCCGGGAACCGAGGCGCAGTCCGCCGATCCGCTGATTGTCGCGACAGAGGGGTTGGCGCATGCGCCTGCCTATCGCGGCATTGCCTATGTCGTGTTCGAAGATCTCGCGCTCGCCGACTATGGCAATCGCATTCCGAACCTGACGTTTGAAATCATTGCCGACAGCGAAGCGCCGGATGCGGCGGACATTGCCGCCGATCTGTTCGGCACTGTCGGCTTGCCGGCACCCGCCACGACTGGGGTGTTCGCACCAATCCACGGGTTTGCCGCGTTGCACGCCGGCAGCCTGCGGAGCCAGCTCGAAACGCTGATGTCGCTGGCCGATTTGGCCATTGCAGATCATGGTGCGGGGACCGGTGGCGGCCTTGTGCTGA